CTCCAACCGGCGCAAAGTTACCATCACCAACCGTGATGGTTCTAGTCGCTGTTCCAGTATTTCCTGCTTCATCTGTCGCAGTGTACGTAATCGTGTAAGTTCCTGCAGTAGACGTATCCACTGTTCCTGAAACGCTAACTGATTCACCGCCATCTGCGGTTGCTCCAGCATCCGTCCAAGTAGCACCCAGTTCCACTGTATCCGTGCCACTTGTTACCGTAATCACTGGTGCTGTCGTGTCTACGACAGTAACCGTTCTTGTCGCTGTTCCTTCATTTCCTTCCGCGTCTGTCGCAGTGTACGTAATCGTGTAAGTTCCTGCAGTAGACGTATCCACTGTTCCTGAAATAACTGATTCACCGCCATCTGCGGTTGCTCCAGGATCTACCCAATCCGCACCCTGCTCTACGATGTTACCACGAATAGCAAGCCATTCATGTGGAATCCCTCCAGTATAATCGCCTGTATAGGTACCATCGTTGTTATTGTATCGTCCAAATTTGAATGTTGATTTTACATCAAAAATTGCCGAACCAGATTGGCCAAAGAAATTATACAACTGGTTTGCGACTCCATCTTTTTGATTTAGATTTAAGTTATAAAATTTCCCGCCAGATTTGTTGTAAAAATACTCGTATTGATTAGAGCTCTGAATGAGCCCCTCATTCACAAATACTCCATAATTGTTGATTGTCGTTTTCATATACCTGTTGCCCGTAAGGAAAACAATTCCCTTATTATGAACATTTGCGGATATATTAAGTTGCTTATTAGTGTTAATGAATAATGTTTCATTACTTTCAATAATAAGATCTTCGGTCAAAGTATAATTACTAGTTATAGTATAATTTCCGTTCCCTTCATCTGTTAAGGATTCGCCAACCAAATCAGCCAATCTTTTGGCAAAGTAAGCTAATGTGATCACTGGTGCTGTCGTGTCTACGACAGTAACCGTTCTTGTTACTTGTTGCGCAACATTTCCCGCTCCATCTGTCACAGCGTAGGTAATCGTGTAAGTTCCAACAGTAGACGTATCCACTGTTCCAGAAGCGGTAACTGTTTCACCTGTATCAGCGGTTGCTCCAGGATCTACCCAATCCGCACCCAGTTCTACAGTATCTGTGCCACTTGTTACCGTGATCACTGGCGCGGTTGTATCACCATTTAATTTAATAAAATGAACTACATGAACAGTACGAACAAATGGTGTAGCTTGGGTTCCAGACGCATCACTGACGTTGTACGTCAATAAATAAGTACCAATAGTAGACGTATCCACAGTGCCAGTAACAACAATATTTACTGTAATGTCGCCATTATTGTGGGTTGCCGTCACTCCCCCCATGTAGTCCGTGCTGGATCCTATTTCCACTATCACACTTGTAGGACCACTAATTACTGGAGTCGTAGGAACAACTCTTTTTAGAATATTCCAATCACTATGTTCATTAGTTGTATACGTATCTGTTAATAAACTTGTGGTTGATGTGAAGCTAGGATTTCTTATAAATATTTGAGGTTTATCGTAAGCAGTATTAAAAGCAATAACTGCTATTTCAGGATTGTTTAGTAAACTTAATAACTCTAATTTTTTGACTGCTGTTCCTGGAAACCAACCCGACACTGTGTAGCGAGCAGTATTACTTTCTACTACTGATTTTTCTTCTTCAACGATCCAACTATTATTTAAACCATTTAAAGTATTGATAAGAGTAGTCTTATCACCTGTTTGAAAGGAGAACGGTAGATCTTCTACCACAACCGTGCGGCTGACTGATTTTGTCTGGTCATTGTCTTTTGTGTAGGTGATGGTATAGGTGCCAGCAACGTTAACGTTGACTGTGTCACCAGATACGGTATAACTCGATTCGGACGTAACTGCTCCCGGATCGACAAAGACGTCTCCTAGTTGATGACTTATACTGGCATCACCATTTAATCTAATACCAAAATAAATAATTAACTTACCGTTACCAGTTTGTACTCCTCGTGTGTGAATAACATAACTACATAAGGTGGGATGTGTATAGCTACTTCCACCGCCGCCGCCGCCACCCGTGCTTTTGTTTCCATCATACCCGACACCGCCGCCGCCGCCATACCATCCGCCGCCGCCGCCGCCGCCGGACCAGGCAGTTACTGATGATTCACCACCTTGGCCACCTTGGCCAAAAGAACCTGCTCCTCCACCCCACGCTGCACCAGCACCTCCTGTAGTTTGAGTTCCACCACCACCCGCAGCATCTGAAGCATTATATGTATCTCCCTCAGCAACCGTCCAAGCACCATCATTGGCAACTAGTCCACCTCCATGTCCAACTCCAATCTGCTTTAAATTACTCCAGTTCCACCGACATCCCCCGCCTCCACCAGCAACAATTACCCTATCTGTTAGTGCATTCCCTCCAATTCTAATATCAGTGGCGCCACCACCTGACCTGTTTCCTGGGTATGCGGATCTACTATCGTCTTTAACATTTCCTCCGCCATTCCAACCACCAGTATGAGAAGCAGCAGAGCCATCAAAATGACGCGACCCACCAACATATATATTTAACACTTGTTGAGGAGTCACAGTTAAAGTTGCCTCTACTTTACCTCCTTTTCCTAAACCATAGTTACCACCTTGGCCAGTATCAGCCGTTGTTGATGATGCCCCCCAGGCACTAACAGAAATACTTGTTATACCAGCTGGTACCGTAAAGGTTTGTACCGCACCTGTATAAGTATAAGTATAAACATCATGCACCGCCGGGTCCAACAAACCCATCCATTTATTTATTTCTTCAGTAAAATATATCTCTTTCACGTTCACGCCGTCCGATTCTAAAACCCAATCGCCGCCAGCTTTTAAATTCCCAGTATTGTCGTCCGAGGCTCTAAATTGTTTGGACGTTTTTTCTTCTAAATGTTTTAATGTGTTTTTCCACACTTCGTTTTTCAATGTCGAACATCCTAAGTAGTCGACTGTCGACGTGTCAAATTTATTCCAGAAATTTACGAGCGCGCCCTTGTCGCTCGCCAGGTCGTACGTTACGTCCGGTGTAATAGAGTGAGTTTCCGGCGCTTGGTAATGCGCGAAATACGCCACGGACTTGTACGTCTTCCCTTCGACATGATTTAACAAAGATTCTTCGGTAGTGTCCGAATCGACTAAAAATATTTCCGTGCTGTCGTTAATAGATTTTTCAATTAAATCAACGTTTTTCACGTTTTTTCCGATAATTATTAAATTATCCGATGTCATTATATATTTAACTTTTATTTTAATTTTATACAAAAAAAAATGTATACTACCTATACTTCAACTAATGTAAATGGTGAAAAGTAGATAGTTCTAAATTTTTTATTTAAATTTCTAATACCTAATTGGGTATGTTATATTTATTGTATTCGTCAAAGCCATTTTTAGCTATAAATTGGATTTGGGGCATACAAAAACCAAAAGTTGCTCCACTGTGGTTGTTATTCTCTAACCCATCACTTATTTTATTAATATTTTCATCATCCCAGAACTGATAACCTTCATTTTCAGGAGGCGATTCATTTTTAAACCAATTCCAAAGGTTTAATCTTGTTGTAGTCTTTGCCATGTCCAATAAATTTGTACGAAAATCTAGCCCATAAACTTTCACAAGTGGCCATTTATTTGCGTTAATAGGATAACTAATACTCATTGTATAATAACCATGTATTAATTTATTACTTTTACTTCAAATTTTCTTTTTGATCGTTTTTTTTTTGATATTTATAAAAGAAAATTGAATATAATAATAATTTTATTTAATAAATAAAAATAAAACATGTCTCAAAAGCAAATGTCTATTATATCAAAGTTGTTGCATGTTGCCAAGAGTTCTCATCAAAAAAGAAAGTTAGCCGCAGCAGTTTGTCAAGGAGGGAAAATATTATCGATCAATTCAAATTCTCACAGAAGCAAATTTGGTTCTGAAATTAGAGGATGTGGTCATAGTGAAATCGAAGCAATCCATAGTATTTACCCACACCTTTTTACCCATAAAAAACTAAAACGACAGTATGTATAACAAGATACGTCGAAAAATGAACAAACTAACTATTTATATTGTAAGATACCGATCACACAAATATCATCATAATATTTCAGTTGATTCAGCACCATGTAAAAATTGTATGAAAAAAATTAAACAAATTGGAATTAAAAAAATAGTATATGTTGAACGAAACGGTGATATAAAAAAAACACTTTCAAAAAATTACTTCTCTGATTTTATTACTTCGGGTGACCGAGTTTTTAAAAAAAATAATGTTCACATACAGTATTAAATTAAAGTAAATTAATATTGTATTTTAATCATTACATTTGATATATTACTTTTAAATTATCAAAATCAAGAATACTTTTAATAAATGTTGACATTTGTGATTTTGTTATTTTTTTTATCATCTCCAGTTTTTCGTTATGTGTATAAATTTTTATATTTTCATTTTTCAAACATAGTTTATTCATTAGTTGAATTCCATAAAATCTAGTATAATAATCATTTGTATTACAATCTGAATAATCATCCAATAAATATTGTTTTTTTAAATTTTGTAACATTTTCTTTGTAAATTTACCATCGTAAAGATTTTTTAAAATTTTTATTGTTTCATTAAAAACTTTATTGATGTCTTTTTTTGTTGTTGAAAGTTCTAAATTTAAAAGACCCCCGTTTAAATAAAAACAAAAATCAACATCAGACGTATATATTAAATTTAATTTCTCTCTTAATTCATACATAATTATTGATTGTATACTGCTATCAATAAACATTTCAAATAAATCGCAATATATTTCACTTTTATTTGGATCTTTATATTTAAAAGGAAATAAAAACACTATGGTAGCATCTTTTTTTTTTGAAGGCAAATAAATAATATCATTTCCTTGTTTAAAAATGTCATTACGTTTAAATGGTACTTTATTTATATTTTTAGATCTCAAAATTTTATTTTTGTTTTTTAATTTTGGTATTGTATTTTTTAATTTATAAACTATTTTTTTTTTATCAAAATTCCCAGATATTACAAAAACTATATTTTCACAACAATAATATTGCTCAATCCATTTTTTCACAGTTTTTTTATTAAATTTTTTCAAATTTTTCACTTGTAAAAGTCTATCACAATTATATCTTAAACCTTCATTACAATAAACGGTTTTGTTTATTGCGTCGTATAAATCAGCATCTTCCTTGGCATCAGACATAATTTCATTTATCACAGCTTGTTTTTCTTTGTTTAAACGACCATCAGGTATTATAGGATTAATTGTTATACCGCAAATATAATCAATCATAATACTAAAATCTTTATCAAAACCTTCTATATAATACATGACACCATTATCTGTTGTTTCCGCGTTATACGAAGACCCGTAATCGGTCCAAAATGTAGAACAACCTTTTTTAAAACATTTTTTCCATGATTCGGAAACAACATGCTCTACAAAATGCGCTATACCAGAATTCTCACGTGTTTCATGTATAAAACCATCCCTAATAATAGATTCTATTTTAAATGTTTTTGATGATTTATCTTGGTTTAATAATATTTGAAATCCTTCTATATTTATAATTTCATACATGTATATATATATTAAAAATATTTAAAATATAAATTTATATTATTAACTAATATTATTAATATTAATTAATAAAAAAAATAGATTATAATATTATAAATGAATACTCATAATATAAAAATATCGATAAATGAAAATCAAAATATAGAAAATCAAAAAGTTGATATACAAGAAAAAATAAATAATTTTGAAAAAAATATGGAAGAATTAACTACTTTAAAAGAAAAAATAACATATGATTTAACTGAAATAAAAAATGAGTTTGAAAGAATTTCAAATATACCCAATTATAAATTAGTAAATAATAACAACAGTATAAAAAATGAACATGTGATACGGCATGATATTTATGCGGATGTTTATGTTTCAGGCCAGTTATCTGAGTTATTAAAGTTACAAAAAAAACAACTTTACAGAAAATCCGATATTATTTTAAATATGATAAATTATATTAAAAAAGAAAAACTTATTTATTTCGCAGGATATTTTGTGGTAAATATAGATTTACAAAAGATTTTTCCACAGAACGGTGATTATTATGGTAAGAGAGATAAATTTTTTAAATTAACTAATATTTATAAATTATTAGATCCACATTTTACATCAAAATGTTAATTATATAAATAACTATTTTTATATAATGAACATTTCTCACAAACGTATGTTGTTCTGTCATATGGTCCCGAGTTTGTATCATACACCCAATTGTGTGGGCATAATCTAAAAATTTTTTTCTGGGATAAATTAATTTCTTTTTCTAAAATATAAATTTTTTGTTTCATATCATTAATCAAATTAGTATTATTTTCTAATTTAATTAATTCATTTTCCAGTTCAATATTAATTTCATTTTTAATTTCATTTTTAATTTCATTTTTATATATTTTTTCTTCTTTATTTTTTGCGGTTTCTAAAGACAGCATTTAATTTAATATCTATTACTAATATTAATATAGTATCAATTTAATATTTATTAAATAATTTACTATATAATATATATATATATGGGTGATTACGATGTTTTGTTAAAGATATTTATGATTTGTTGTCATTATATTACTAATTTGCTAAGAAATGGAAATTTATTAGAGATGGGTGATGAAATTGGTAATAATACATCAGGCGATTTGGTAAAACAATTAGACATGGACGCAAATGATTATATCAAAAACACATTGCTTAATTGTAATTTAGTAAAAGCCATTACATCTGAAGAAGAAGAAGTCATACTTTATAGCAGATTCAAAAACGCACCATACATGATTAGCTTTGATCCTATTGATGGTTCGTCAAATATAAAATCAAATATCACGGTTGGTACAATTTTCGGTGTATATAAATACGACAACAACAATAATATTATAAGTGGTAGAAATTTATTTATGTCCGCTTATAGTTTATACGGATCGTCGTCACAAATTATGGTATCGAAATTGAATAATGTGTCCTTGTATTCTTTAATAAATAAAGAATATAAATTAATCAAAGACAACATTATTATCCCAAATAAAGGAAAAATTTACGCTATCAATGAATCAAATAAACATATTTTTACAGATAATAAATTAAATAAATTCGTAGACATATTAATAAAAAATAAATATACTCAGAGATGGGTCGGAAGTTTGGTTGCTGACGCACACAGAACCATTTTACAAGGAGGTGTATTTATATACCCAGCAAATATGAAAAACACAGAGGGCAAGATAAGACTTTTATACGAAGCGTATCCAATAGCGTTTATATTTGAACAAGCTGATGGACATGCAACAAATGGCGAAATAAATATATTGGATATCACATTTCCAAATAAAGTTCATAAAAGAACACCAATATATTTATACAGTAAAAATGAGTTTTTATTACACGATAAATAATTTTTATATATTCCTGGAATTATATTCTTTATCAAAATCTTTTTTTGTCAACTTATAACCCCAGTGTTGTAAAGTTTGCCTGATTGCTGGACTTATATTGTAATTATCCCAGTCATCTTTCGTTCCTTTTTTTAATATTTGTGTGACCAGCCATTTCCTAAATCTCCCGTTCGATCCGGCTAGCTTCGACCATCTAGAAATTTGCCGTTCATCGTCCTTGCTTCTTCTCCCCGAGTAAAATTCACAATACCATTGAACCCACCCATAAGGATCTTTTTTATCAATCCAACCTTTTTCTTCCCAAAATTCTAAAGTTGTTCCAACTTTTACACCATATTTATTGATTTTTTTATCATACTCATCAAAAGACCTTGTTAATGTATCATTATCTATATTATTTAGCCAAATATATTTTTTGTGTTTATTTTTAAGTTTTTTTTTAAAGAATTTAGATTTAATGGGTCTCCAATATGTCCCGCCAAAACTCCCCAGTTCGAAAATCTGCTTTGGCGTTAAATTGGGTGTAAATTCCGGATAATCATCAAAAATAAGTTTCTCACTTTGATTTTTTAAATTAAATTTATCTTTCTTTTTTTTTGTTTTATTCATATTTTTCTTTCTTATTTTTCTTGTTTTCATTTTATATATATTATTGTTTATAATATATATAATGAATAAAAAATATAATAAAAATGATTGCGAACCTATAAAATATGATAAACATTATTTAGATAAAAAAAATTTATCCAGTAAAGATTTTATATGGAATAACTTTGAAAAGCCTTTAGTCGATACAATAACACCAGAAAAAGATGTTTGGTGGACAATTGGTTCTGAAAATAAACATTTTCCATCACCCGATCTTTACCCCCTAACAAGAATTGAACAATTTTTTCACAATATTATACATATTATATTTTGGATACCTGTATTTTATTATTTTTACAATGATTATAAAAATTTAACTTTAATAATGTTTTTTTTTGGATTAATAATAATGGCTATTTATGATTTTTTAAAAGAAGAAAATTTTTTTTTCGGTATAGCAAAATTTAAAAATAAAAAAAAAACAGATATTAATTTTATAATTACACGTTCAGGAGTCCAACAGGACGGAACAAGTGTTATGGAAAAAAATAAAATTTATCCAAATGATAATAAATTGGGGTATATGATAAAATCACAAGAATTTATATCAAATGTAAAAAAACACAAAATACCTTTGGAAAGTATGGATGATTGGTACTCTGAAAATTGTGGTAATGGGGACAATATAAAAAATATTACAACATTAACATCTATGGATTCTGAAATTATTTTGTCTGCTTTTTACATTTTATCTTCTATTATTACTATTGAAATTATTAGCTCTAGAATTAGCCACTCAAAAATAAAAAGAAAAAAGATACCATTAATGGTATTTATATCTGCGCTAACTTTAATAGGATCATACTATTACAGATTAGATTTTACAGCAAAAGACGTGGCGTTAAATAAAATAAGAAGAGATAAGTTAATCATAGAATCAATATCATTATCATTATTATTTTGTGGTATCACATTATTTAGAAATTAATAAAATAAAAATATATTATAATGAATAATAAAAAATATATAACACAAATAAAAAATGGAGAAATAATTTTTTGGTTTTCTTTAATTATGCCTTTATTTTTATGGTCTTTTTTTCTATATAAATTTTTTGATTATTCAGATAAAGTAATTAATTTTAATAATCATCATAATTCAGCAACATCATCTATGTTAATATTTTTTGCGTTATTTCCTTTTTTATTTGTATTAAAAACAATGATAAATATTTTTTATAATGAAAAACGATCCGCATTCCCTTGGAGTGCGTGTTTATCTACTGAAAATATACCAAAAAAATTAAAAGAAAATGGTGTAATAGCAACATATGATTATGAATGTGAAGAAATTCAACAAAATCTAATTCATTCGACTATTAATAGTTTAGTAAACAGATTTTATTATATAAATTATGGATTATTTTTATTGGTTATTATGATATATAATAATACAAAAAAACAAATTTTCAATGATAAAATGCTTGCGAATTGGTCATTAATTTGTTTATTTTTGGGTATTTTAGGAACAACTTTAGTAACACTTGACGATTTTTTATTTATTTCAATTATGTTTATTAGATTTGGCGCTACTCTTCTTACAATGATGAATGCGTCATTTGGTATTGTATTAATTAGATTAATTAATGTATTTTTTTAAGTATTAAAAATATAAAAATAAATTAATCTAATATGAATGAAAAAAATATCCACGAATTTACGATGGATTTTGAAAATGGAATTATAACCGAAAATATAATTTTAAATGAAAACTACGATATGGAATGTAGAATTTGTTTAGGTGATGGTAAAGAAAATCTAATAAAACCGTGTAATTGTAATTCTATGGTCCATATAGAATGTTTAAAAGAATGGATGTTGACAGTTACTAATAAATACCCTACACAGTGCGAGATTTGTAAAAGCAATTATAATATTAATTTTGCCGCAATATTTCCAGAACAACAATATAATACTTCAATTATTAATATTGTACCAAGAAATAACATTACCAGTGATAATATTTGGACAACAAACGCTTTAAATAATGAAGAAAGATTAAATACTATTATAATGAGCCAAAGAAGTTTGAGAAATAGTCGAAATAATAAATGTGTCAAAAGAACATTAATACTATTAGGTGTTGGGGATTTTTTTTTCGGAATAATATATTTTTTTTTCTGTGAAACAGATACCGAATGTAGAGAAATAACAGGATTTACAACAATATCAATATCTATGTGTTTAATAATGATTTGGATATGTGACAAAATCTTATAATGTGTTAACATATGTAGCGACAGTTGGATTACACAAATACCGAGGTTCTTTAATTAAGTGAAAGTAGCAGTAAAAAAATTATAATATATTTAATAAATTTTATATATAAAATCTTCTACAACTGATAATAAGTTTTTAAATAATTTAATTATTCGTGATTTGTATATTCTTATACTGTTTTATAAATTTCATTGGATTTTGACTTTATCGAATAAATAATATATAAAACGTTTACTTTTATTTTTTAAATTATTTGAGATAATAACAAACGCAAATAATATATCTAAATTGAATATGGAAAAGGATCATCTGGGCATAAGCAAGGTGGGGGTGGGTCACTTGGAAATGATTCAGGACAACTTATCGGTTGGGAAATTGCTAAATAATGTCCAATTAGATATGCCCCTACCGCAATTACGACATGTGTCAAAGATGGATGCGTGATAACATCTAAAAATAAATTTCCCCCTTTTTGTTTTTTTCTTGTTTTATTTTTGCGTTTTTTTGTTACCTTTCTCTTATTTGTTTTTCTCTTTCCACCCTTTTTCTTTAAACTTTCTTGATGTTTTTTGTTTGTTTCTAAAAAATTGTTACTTAATAAAAGTAATTCTTTACTTGTAATTTTATTCATTATTTCTTCAATGTTTTTTGACGTATCTGTCTTATTAACTTTTTGGTAAATTTTAATATATTTAATTAATTTTTGTCTAAATTTCTTCTCTGAATCTTCCATTATATAATATATATATATATATATATTATATAATAATTAAATCATATGGATTTTTTTTCGGAATAATATATTTTCTGGATATTTTTTTTATATTTATTTTTGTATAAAACCACCCATATATATATATAGAATATACCATTAAAAATATAATATATTTAATAAATATTATATTTAATTACATTAATCTAAAACCTTTAATTATTTGAATTATCTTTTTTTTTAACTTTATTATTTTTTTTGATAAAATGTTTGTTCATATATTTTTGGATATTGAAATAATTTACCTCTTCGTTATTCTCTACTCCAAGTAATTTTTGTAAATTTTTATCAGGTTTAATAATTTTACGATTCTCCTTCCATTGAAGATCTTTATCATTAATATATTTAATAATATATTGTGTTACCTCTGTTCTAGCCATTTCGGTTCCTGTTTCCTTTCCCATAAATTTACAGAGATCTTTTGAAATTGGCATTGGAACAGCAAAACCAGAAGGTTTTCTGTTTCCTTTGTTTTTGTTTTTTTGTGTTTCACGCTCATATGTTTTCATCTGTTTGTGAACGCATTTTTCTAAAGAACGAATTTGATTTTGCAACATCGTAATTTGACCCCTAAAAGAACTCAGTGTGTTCAAAATACCACCAAATTGTTCAGTAACAATTCCCTGTTCTCCCTTTGTTTTCTTTTCAACCTTTTTGTTTTTATCACTCATTATATCTACAGTATTGTAGGTATTCTTTAAATATATATTTATAATATATATTTATATATTGAAACTTGGGTAAATATAAATTTTTGTTTGCGTAAAATATAAATTTTTGTTTAAGGTAAATAAAAGTATTTGAATAAACTGTTATAAAAAATATTTTTTAAGAAATATTTTTTATTTTAAATTATTGGTGTAATTAATGAGATGCCTCTGAGCTTCCGGAACTATTCTTTCCATCGCCGTCTACTAAAGCCCACACGCGACCATCGTCGCGAGGTCCAGACCCTCGTGGTCGCTGCCTTTGACGACGGCGCCTAGGTTGACGTTCGTCGGATGATTGGCGACCTTCAGCCGCATCCCTCTCCTCACGCTGCTGCCTCTGCTCAGCACGTGTCTCGCACATAAGACGTCCTCCACAAATACCCGTCAAATTGTCGGATTGAAAAGGGTGAGAATCACTATCGGATTCGCGAAGATTAAACTCGACATACTCTCCTTGAACCAAATATTTATACTGTTCTGAATCGACCTTGATGCCGCTGTGGTGGGCAAAAACATCTTGTCCGACGCGGTCACCACTCTCATCATTACTAATGATAGTAGCAAAACCGTAACCTGCCTTGTTGTTGAACCATTTAACACGCCCAAGGTAGCGAGTTTCAGTGTTTACTGCGGAAGCTGTAACGTTTTTCGTATTATCACTCATTTATAATAACTATTGTAACATAATCTTTAAACCAAAACCATATATTTTCTATAAGTTTTCAAACTAAAAAAACGCTTTTCACTATTATTTATAATAAACAAATCATCATTCGGGATCATCGTCGTCTGGTTCACCGCGCTCAATAGCAAAATTATGAAATTTATCTCCTGGCATTAAAGAAAAACTGTTCGGACACAAAGAATTTGTTTCTTGGTATCCGTAAATAAAACTTAATAGGTATTTAAACATATTTACATTATCTAGAGAAAAAAATTTATTTAGTTTCTTTTTTCCTAAATGTTTTTATATAGTTCGATATTTTAAAAATTATATGAAAATTTACTATTTTCTAATAAACCTAAATAGTCGTCTACTGATACTGTTAACTTATTATTTAATGTATCTACAAATATTTTTTTATTTTTATAGGTTTCTCTGACTTCTTTATCTTTTTTTTGGATCCATTTTTCATGTGAATTTTCAAAATAATTTATAATATAATTGGGATATTTATATTTTTGTTTCATATATTTTGAAATATATTTAAAAGGAGTTATATCATCACACCACCTTTCTTTATTAATTATTACATCAGTTAAATAATCATATACGCTGCTGTGATTTTCAGAATAAATGCTCACAATCGCCAATTTTATTTGGTCTAATATTTTTGATTTTAAAAGTTTATCCCAGCACCATTCTATTTTAATATATCTATTTTCATTTAAAATAAATAAGTAAGTATTAATCTTTTTATCGCTATATTTTTCAATATTCTTATTTTTTTTTTCTTCATGACCAGGGTGTGGATTATATATTAGAAATCTCTCTAATAAAATTTCAATAAATACTTCCCAAAAGTTTAATTTATTCAAACTATTTTTTAATATAATATGCGTTACGTCATTTTCAGTGTTTCCCAAAATTGGAAACTGTAGTTTGCTTATTTTAAACTCATCATTTTTTGAAGTTAATTCAATATGTTTTAAAATATCCCAATATATTTTTGTATTTTTAATTTTCGATTGTTCTATAATTTTATCAGAATTTTTCAAATAATTTAATAATTCATGTTCCTTGTTTTTTTTTGTTTCAAAAAAATGTGTAATATTGTAAATATCTCCTGGCGTAGTTTCCGCTTTATTTCCACTAGTATAAAGTTGGATCATATAAACAAATATTATAGATTGATACACGTTCATTAAATGTAAATTATCTTGTTTTATAAAATTCTGAATTTTTAGAATAGATTTTTCTATCAATTCGGAATATTTTTTATAATTTAATTTTTTAGATAAAATACAAACAGGAAACACAGTCATGGGATTATTAAAATTATATTGATGTTTATAAATAAACTCATAAAAATCTTTAGGATTTTTTCTTTCTATGCGTAAAGAAGATATCTTTCGCAAAGTAATATACAAACCCGATTTAAAGTAATCTGAATTTTCAAATTTATTTTCAACAACGTTTAAAATAACTCTAAAAAAAAAAGAGTAATATTTAATACAATGATACCCCCAATCTACAGATTTTTTTGTTTTTTTCGATTTTTTCTCATCAATTTCATGTATAAATTTTCTTTGAGTAATTCCATTTTCTAATAATAATTTGATAATTTCATTTTTATCAATTGTTTCTATTATTCTCTCTAATGACATCGTTGTTTTTTTATCACACAAATAATCTACATAACCACTTTCTCCAAATCTTCTGTGTATTTCGTCATTGTTTTTTGTTAACCCAAAATATATTTTATTTTTAGATCGTGTCAAAGCGACATGTAAGTGCGACTCATATATTAAACCAAATTCTTTATTACTAACTTTCTTTAATGATTGTTCAGTAGTATTTAAAATAAACACTACTTCTCTCCCGTCTCCTTTTGAAGTTCTTATTGACATTATTCTTGTGGCTTTGATTGAGTCTTGTGTATTTATACAAACTCCTTCGGTATGTTTATGTAAAAACACATATTCGGTGTATTTAGTATGATCATATTTTTTCCAATATTCATTTTTTATTTGTGTAATATATTTTTTATCTTCAAATTTTTTTATCCAAAATTCCTGTAATTTAACATATAATTCAGACGCAATCGCATTTTGTTTCATAATTGGAAAAATAAACATGAAATTTTCAGGTGTATAATTATTTAAATCGACTTCATATTCCACTTTTTTTAAAATAGTAATTATATAATTTTTTAGTTTTTCCTTGTCTCGATCATTTGCGTATATCTCAGGGGATTCAATAATTTCTATAGTTTTTTCTTTATTATTTAAAATGTCTCTTTTTTTTTCATTTGGTAAACTAATTTCGGGCAAAGAAAATGATTTAAAATCAACCAAACAATTTATTTCTTCATATAAACCTAATGTATTTATGCGACGATTTATATTTCTAGCTTTGTTTTTAATTATCGCTATATTGGGCAATCCTTCGCAAGTAATCGCTGTCAAAAAATTATCTTCATATTCCAATGTTTGTAATTTATCACCCACCACGTTAATATCACACGAATAATCCAGCATCAATCTTGTCATCGCAAATAAATAATCTTTTGGTAAATCTTGAACTTCGTCGATCCAAATTTCTGTTTGTCTGTTTAATATACAAGATTGTCCGCCAAAATTCATATAACCATATTGAGTAACTTTGCTGGCACCGTTTTCCTTTACATTTTTTAATATATCGTGAAAAATATCCGATGTAGAAGAAGATGACCCCGCAAGATTATAACAAAACGAATCTATTGTTCCTATAATGACTTTACAATTTTTATTAGATTTTTTGTGAGTGTAATTAATAACAAAATGTTTTTGGGTATTATTTTCATTATAACAAGTTAAATTTTCTATATGATATTCTTTTCTTTGTTTCTGATCTATTAATTCTTCGTATATTACATTTTTCGCCGAATGTTGCTTAGTAATAATAATATATGTTTTTTTGTCGTTGTTTGTAGAAATAGAACGCCAAATACCATATGTTTTGCCGTTTCCAGCTCCCAATTGATGAATAACTAACTTGCTTTTAATTACATTTTCATCTCTCCAATGACTCCAAATATTTTCTGGATTTGTTTTTAAAATTTGTATCACATCCTTTAAATTTTTATATTCACGTAACTCTATCATTTTATTTTTAATTTTCTTTAATTCAATCTTAAAAACCTTATTTTTCACCTCTAATAAAATAAAATCATATGTTTTAACAAATGATTTATATTTCCATACTTTATTAAAAATTAATAAATAATTATTACTCGATAATAACTCACATACAACATCTTCCGTATTTCCATCTACTAACCATATTATTTCTTTGCCAAATTTATTCCAATTATTGAAACGATTTTCGATCTCGTTACTTGAAATGTGACTGTGCTGAATTTCAAGTGTTCGCCTATCATTTAATAATATATCTGCTCTTCTACATACATTTTTATCTTTAGAAGAACAAAAAAACTTTACTTCTCTCATGTCTTCCGGAAATAATAACTCCATTTTATTGTGCCAATAGCCAGGCATAGTATATATGAGCTTATATTTATTGTTTAATATTTGAAAAAGCAAATTAACTAAATTGAAATTATATAAATATATTTATTAATAATATTAATATACAAATGAAGATCTGTAATGACGTTTTCGTTTCAGACGGAAGATTTGATACCATTTTCGCTAATTGGAATTTTACTTTATCGGATTTTCAGAAATGGGCAATTAAAGCAATTTACGAAAAAAACCATGCTCTTATTACAGCCCATACGGGGAGTGGCAAAACACTTTTGGCTGAGTACTCTATTCTTCTTGCTCACGAAAAGGGTGTAAAACTTATTTATACCTCTCCTATTAAAGCTTTATCAAATCAAAAAATCAGAGAATTTCAGGATAAATTTCCTCATATTTCATTTGGAATTATCACGGGAGATACCAGTTTTAATCCTGATGCTGATGTTTTAATTATGACTACTGAAGTATTGAGAAATACTCTTTTTCAAATGGAAAACATACAAGAAAATCCGGAAATGAAAGAAAAAACTCAGCTTCACTTCAATATTGACATTCATAATGAATTGGGATTTGTGGTTTTCGACGAAGTTCATTATATAAACGATGAACACAGAGGTCACGTATGGGAAGAAACAATGATGATGTTGCCGAATAACGTTCAAATGGTAATGCTTTCAGCAACTATTAATAAACCTGAAAAATTTGCCCAATGGATTGAGAATCAGTCTCAAAAAGAAGTTTGGTTATGTCCAACAGAACAACGCGTAGTTCCATTGGAACACAAAACATTCTTTACATTAGCAGAGTCTCAAATAAAAAAATTCTCAAAAAAAATACAGGAAAATATTTTAAGCATTTATGAAAAACCACTAATATTAAAACAACAAAACAAAAAATTTAATGATAATAACTATAACAAAACCATTAAAGTTATTAATGAATTGGAAAAAGAAAATGTATGGGTTAATCATCATTTTGTATTTAATAGACTAATAAGACACCTGAGAGATTCTAATAAATTACCAGCCATCGCGTTTATATTTTCTAGAAAAAAAGCCCAAATATTTGCCGAAAAAGTGGATATATCACTTTTCCCAGAAGATTCAAAAGTCCCTTCTATTATTGAAAAAGAATGTAGACAAATTTTAATGAAATTGCCTAATTATAAAGAATATTTGGCGTTGCCTGAGTATACAACTATCATTAAATTATTACAAAAAGGTATTGCTGTTCATCACGCCGGTATGCCTCAAGTATTTCGTGAAATGATCGAACGATTATTTGATAAAAAATACATCTATCTTTTATGTGCCACTGAAACCTTTGCCGTAGGTTTAAATATGCCAACACACAGTGTTATATTTCCTTCATTGAGTAAATTTGACGGTGAAAAATTTAGATTGCTTCTACCACATGAATACGCGCAACAGGCGGGTAGAGCTGGAAGAAGAGGTATCGATACAATAGGCGAAATATGGCATTTACCAAATTTGATTCAAAAAAACAACCAACATATTTACTTATCCGACTATAAAAAAATATTAACTGGAAACCCACAAACTTTAACTTCTAAATTTCAAATCGATTTTAGTTTAACTTTAAAATTGGTTTCAATAAATAATTTTGATATGGAAAATTTTATTAATAAAAGTATGATTTCTGAATCTATCAATGCCGAACGAAAACTTGTAGAAACAACGTTATCTAATTTAAAAAATGAATACGCCTCAAAACAAATTCACTTATTTACTGATATTGAAATAATCGAAAAATACAAAAAATTATCAAATGAAGTTGTTAATGTCGGGGGAAAGAAAAAAAAAAGAATGACGCGCGAAATATCAAATTTATTATCCGAACACAAACATCTAGAAAAAGATATTACCCATTTAAAACAAAAACAAAAAATGGAAAGTGATATACAATATTATGAAGAAAAATTAGTGAATATTAATAAATATATCAAAGAAGAAGTTGGTGTTTTATTAGGTATTCTAGAAAAAGAAGAGTTTATTGAAAAAACAACCAACGAAACAATAAAAAATAAATTTAAATTAACAGAAAAAGGCAATATCGCAAACAGTATACAAGAATTGAGTTCTCTTGCCATGGCTGATGTTTTACATAATAGATTATTTGATACACTTTCACCAGTGGAGTTTATTTCAGTATTATCTTGTTTCGCACCAATATCGTTGCCTTCGGACCAAAAAGTAGTATCTATATCGCAGATTGTAGCACCTGAAATTGTGAAAAATACTTTAAAAAATATACAGAAAAGTTATAATAAATATAAAGACATTGAATTAAATAACAAATTATATTTCAACCAAGAACATTCATTAAGTTGGGACATGGCTGAACTAATGATACAATGGTGTAAAGCCGAAAATGACATAGAAGCTAAAATCGTATATGGAAAAGCCCTTGAGTATGGAATAACTCTCGGAGAATTTACGAAATGCGTTCTTAAAATCAACAATGTTTCAAATGAATTGGAAAAGGCAGCAATTATTCAGTCAAATATGACATTATTAGAAAAAATAAAACAGGTTTCTGTGTTAACTTTAAAATCAGTAATTACAAATCAATCGCTATATTTGTAAATATAAAATATCATTTAATTATAATATAAAAAAACTCATGTCATGGATTTCATTTAATTTAAATTTTTCCTATTGGCAATTAAGTATTTTTTTTGTTATAATTATAATTTTTTTTTCGTTTATTTTATTTATAATTTTAAGTTATTTTTTTTTCAAATGGCTACATTTTAATGTTAGTTCAAACTATTTTAAA